TATGCTGTATCTATGCATAGGGGTAAATATCAGGCAGTATGTCAAAGATTAGGAGATGTGACTGTATGGAGAGATAGTAATAAAGATATGACCTTTGATGAGGTTGAAACAGATACAGGGATGTTTGGAATAAATATTCATAAAGCAGGTACAGTATCTAGCTTTGTAGAAAACTGGTCAGAAGGTTGTCAAGTATTTAAAAAAGTAAAAGACTTTAATGAATTTATGGTAATAGCAAATAGAGCTAAGGAAATCCATGGCAATCATTTTACCTACACATTACTTGAATCAAAAGATTTGCAATTTAAATAATAAATAATAATGGCAGCAAAACTTAAATCTAATACTGTAATTACATTTTTAAAAAAATCAAAAGTTTCTAGAACTGGTGTTCATGCAAAAACAAAAACATCAAAACTAAGAAACTCAAAAAACTATCGTAAGAGCTATAAAGGGCAAGGACGATAAAAGACGCTACTATGCTTAATGTTTAGTGGTTTTTCTTCTTCTGTAGAAAGTCCCCCATTACTGGGGGATTTTCGTTTCTACAGACCTCACCTGTTAAAGTTGTTCTTTTTTGTATTGTTTGTCACGCATTTTTAAAGACCTAATAGTAATAGCTACATTATATTTTATCTTTAAAAATCTTTTGAGAAGTTCTAACTTATCAAGTGACGTATTCCTTTTCATTACTATGAGATAAGAATCTTTGATTATATCATCTACAATGCCTAACATACTTCAGCAATAAGGATTCCACTTTCTAATTCTTCTAATATCTCATCACTTTCCTCATCTAAATCAAGCATGTTGGAGAATATTTCATGAACCTTTTGTTGATCTTCCATCCAATCAGATGGATGTGAATCTTTAAGGGTTAATGTAATATGATTATACAACACCCATGCTGAATCAGAGTCAACTTTATAATTAAAAGATGGTTTTACCATTTCTTTCTTAATATTATTTAACTGCATTGTGTTCAACACTTCTCTCTTAAAGAATAATTCACCTAAGATATCATGTTGTGCTGTTGTACTTAAAAGCACTTCTTTCATAGAGTTCTTATGTTTAACTAAAGAATCCCAATAGTCACCAGCATTATTAATATAATCACTAATAATACCTTCTGCAAGAATATCTGCTTCACCTTTGTGTACACGCTTAAATTTGCCAAATTTGTTGTTATTCAACATCATGCCATTCATGCATACTTTTACTAAACCTCCAAGATTAAATCTAAAGGCAAGTTGTTTGTTATATGAATTAGTAAAGTTTGCAGATAATTCAATATCTGCATCTGATTTATAATTCATTCTTAATGTACCTAGGGCAATCTGCCCATCATTAGTACATCTATAGTCTTCACCTGTGATAATAAAACCAGCGTTGGTTATCTCACTTCTCACACGATTTATTACACTTGCATGTGATATTGGTGTGTAAGTATCTGTTTTCTCTGGTAGAGAAGTAGACAGAATTCTTGCATAGGCATCCATGCCACTTACTGTTCTTTTCATAATTCTAATTTTAATTGTTCATATAAATTTGTTGGAATTACAGATGATGTGCTTTCTATTTTTTTAATTTCATCATAAATTTTATCTAAATAAAACTTTTCATCTATATGATAGTCATTCCATGGTTGCAGTTCTGCTTTGTTAAATATAACTTGTAGTATAGGACCACTTTCTAGTTGTATTTCTCTTCCATCAGGATTGCATTTAATTATTTTTGTACCTTTCTTAGATACAAAGTATCTGACAAGTTTCTGAAGTTTTCTTTCATAGAATTCTCCATTGGTAACACCACGTTCTACAAAATACCAATTACCTTTGATTTTGGAACCAGTACAATAGTCAAATATGTTTTTGTTGCTTGCAATATAATCTTTTGGATCAATACCATTTACAAAGTATTCATACCATGCTTTAGGTACAACAAGATTAGACTTATTCTTATGAAGAGGTAGCTCGTTAAATTCAAATCTACCTTTACATTTTGTCTTGCCATCAGCATAAACTGCTATGTAATTGTTTACATCACCAATAATCATCTTATTATATTCTACAGATTCAAGTTGTAATTGAGTCAAATCTTCCCATTCTTTGCAAATTTCAAAGAAAAGTTTCTCATCTTTTTCATCTATGTCAAACTCAAGACCATCTGTGTTTTGCATTAATGGTTGTACGTTTGGTATTCTTGTAGTAATCATCTCATATAGCATAGATAATAGTAGTTGACCATTTACTGTAATTCTGAAAGTTAATTCAGGATCATACAGAAATGAATACTTACTCTTACTTAAACCATATGTAGAGTTTAATACAATCTTAAATAGATAATTTAATGGATTAGATTTAGGATACTTCTTTCTTTCTTCAAAGAACCACTCATATAGTTCACAAAAATCTTCTTGTGGAATTTGAGCAGGAGACCATTTGTTTTTAATAGCAAGATTTGGATAAAAACTTGTTACATCTACACTTAGAATCTTTCTTCCAGGTTTTGGCATATATACACCAGGTGCAATGCAACCGTGAATACCACCTAATGCATAATCAGTTGGTACACCTTTATGATTCATTCTATACTTTGGTCCTTTCTTTTTGATGTCATCTTCAGAACTGTCAAGAATTGTTGTATCTACAATTAGATTTTTAAACCAATTGTGCATACCATTAAATTCAGGAGTCTCAAATTTAACACAAGGTAAAATGATATCACGCATAACAACATTCTTGCGAAATGTCCTCATTTCTTTGATAACCCTTTTGTCTAAACCTAATTTCTCAGAAAGAAAATGTAAAAATATCTCCTTTGAAATCTTAGGTTCACTAGCAGAATATAAATTGACATTATAAGTTTCACTGAGTTTGGCACGCAAATTTATCTGCGAGACCATAACCTTTGTACCTTTTGCATCAGTCATTGTAAAAATAGCCTTGGTAGACCTAACATCATTAATGCAGTAGTTAACTACCATATCTAATGTATCTTTATCAAGAACCCTTTCATAATGTGGATGTGGCATTTCTTCAACGTTCTCCCAATCCATACTAAACTGTGTCCATTTTAAAGATGTACGTTTTGCGTTACTATCCCAATGGTTTAGTTTATATATATCAACACATTTAATTGAAAGCTTGAACTCTGGATAATCAACAAACTCATTTCTGTCAGATTTACTTATTACGTATTGTGCATATTCATACAATCTATACGCAAGGGCTTCTGCATCTGCTCTTATATCCATAAACTCACTTTTATTAGCTAATATAAACTCAGTTATTTGCGCATCAAACGCAAGGTTATTATAACCAAAGTGCCAATCTTTAGCGTCTTTAGATTCAAGAAGAAATTTGACAAACTCAACAGCATCATTTTGATATTTGCTTATGACAAAGATTTTTTTTGTAGTCTTATCATAAGATTCAAATACAGCAACGAAACAATTGATAATGGTCTCATAGTCCATTACCCAGAATTCGCGATTTCTCATTACTTGCTTTTTTTAGTTGTCTTTTTTGGTTCTTCTGTATTAGTATTTATAGCTTGAGCAATAATATCTACACATACTTTACTAGTGTCATTGATTGCAAACATTTTTATAAATAAAAGTATATCACTCATGTCTTCAATGTAATACTCATAGTATGCATCTATAACAACTCGTTGTTCTTGCCACCATTGTTCACCACTTGCACGTTTTGTTGCAATTGTGTCACCACGATCATTGAGACGAGGCATCATCATTGGTTTTTCTTTGATATCTTTAGAGATAACTGCAAGAACTTTTTGTTCAGGGTCAAAGATTGCTTCATTAAAAATGCAATCACTATTAATTGGCATCAAACGAAATGTTTGTTTTTCATTCCATTTTGCTGCATAAATCATCATGTTTTTCATATTATTTATTTTAAGGGTTTACAATTTAAAGGTTTCTTTTTCTTTATCATACTTATCACAAAGCTCACCAACATCTTGAAGTATCTTTATATCAACTTCTAAGATTTCAGCGTATTGTTTAAAATACTTCTTTGGAAAAATAAATGATTCTACATATACCCATTCAGATGTATGTATACCATAATAGTCAGACAAATGCATTTTAGCATTATTTGAAAACTTTGAGTATTTACCTTGCAAAAACAAGTTATAGTCATTTGTTACTGGATTCATGTCAAAGATATATGCTATCCTACCATCACATAGTGGTACTACATAATCTAACATGCTGTGTGTCATCAGTTTATTCTTTTCAAAGTTTGTCCATTGATCTGTATCCTCTTTCTGATATATACATACAAGTTTACGTTCCTCATCAGGAAACTCTTCTGTCCAATGCAGATAAACTTGCAGTGGTCTTGGATCTTTTGTACGTTTAAATCCTAACATAGGATACAAGAAAGTATAAGACTTTTGAAAGTACTTCCTATACATGTCTTTTATCATATTACTAATTCATTATTGTTTACAATAAACTTGTAAGGTAATTCAAAGTTCTTTGTCTCAAAGTGAAACTTAGCCTCATCAAGTAATTTGTCAGCTCTTTCTTCCCATTCTTTTAAAGTATCATCAGACACTCTTATTGGGGCTATTTGCATAAATGGATCTACAACCAAGAATCTAAATGTAATTTTGTATCCAGAGTATTTAGGTTGAGATGTATACACATGCTCTACAAGTTTTTTATAGATTGCTGCTTGCAACCAATAATTGAAATATTCAATACTATCTGTAAATTGTGAAATAGACTTACTTGTTTTTTTTAAGTCATTTACACGAATCTCCTTGTTAGCATTATCTATTACTAAATTATCAATAATGCCTCTTAATCCAAAAGGTTGTTCATCATCAAACTTTGTCAATACAATCTCATTAAACTTTTCTAATGGAGAAAAGGAATCTGCAAAGAAACCCATTACATCCATTACTGATACAGTTGATGTGATTTTTTCTACAACATTTTTACAAAAGTCATAGATATCTTGGTCAATTACAGCACGACCTTCTGCTTTTTTAAGGTATTCCCAATATTCAATATGCTTTGAGTTAATCATTTTCTCAATTCTTTGACCATCTGTTTTAAGAGATTGGTATAGATTGATATCTTTTAGCACATCAAGGATTGCTGGTGCAAATTCTTCCAAATTTTCACGAGAATCACCTTCTTTTTTTAATTCTTTATAATGATTAAATATTGAGTGTAAAACACTGCGAGGATTGTCACTTGGTATGTCCTGTACACTGATAACAAACTGTTCATCAAATGCTTCAGGTTTTAAAAGCAAACAATGTATCAACGAACCTTCTATCATATTTTTGTCAATGTTGTCTTCTTTTTGTCCTAATACATAATGTTTATAAAATGCTGATGGACTAAATGCTAGTTTGTTTAAACCAGAGTAAGACATTAAAAAGTCTTTGTCATAAAATTCTTGTTCTTTCTGAAAACGTTCAGAAAGTGGCACGTTGGCTACAAATTTTCCCATAATTTATTATTTACAATTTTCTATATCTGAGGGGAAGTATCTTCCTAAAATATTACCATTATAACTGTTTGCTGTTAACACATCATTTTTAAATTGATGTGAAATTTCACAGTATCCTAAGTATTTTTTAGAACAACATACTTCAAGGATTTCTCTCTGATAAAACTTTGAATCAGTTAGTGCTATCTCTTCAGTTAGCTCTGCACATGATCCACAATAAGTTTTCCAGTTAGATTCCTTAACGACACGTTTAAAAGTCTTTCTAGTCTTTGTTTGTGTCTTTTCTCTATTAGAGATTTTAGTTTTTCTTTCACTGTATAGACTTTTTTTACCTATGTAAAATCTACCAGTAACAATGTTGGTTATTTTATATACAAAACCAACAGCTTCTTCAAAATTTGGTAAGTCATCTATAGAGATGATTTCTTTACCTAAACCACTATGTGATTTAATAATCCAATTATTCATAAAATTGATGTTAACATGCAAACTTAAGAATTTTTTTCAATATATTTTTCAATTGCTCTAAGAAGTTTTGGATAGAAGTCATAAAGAGCAACTTCTTTACCATGATGTTTTATGATATCACTGATATCTTTTTCTCTTGGTAAATAAATGAATGGCAATCCATATTCTTTTTCATAAAATTTCATAGATGCTATACCTGCTTCGTCACTATCCATGCATACAACTACATGAGAATAACGCTTTTGTAAATCATGAATATCAGTAAACTTAAATTTACTTGATTCACTGTTAGGTGCAATACAATCTACTGTCAATCCAAGACTCTTTATTGCCATCACATCTTTAAGAGATGATGCAATTATTAAAGTTTTCTCACCTTTCAGTTGATCATAACCTTGCACATAATCTTTTTTCTGTAAGAAAAATTTAAACTTTTTACTTTTTGGATTATATACTTTATATAAGTCATTACCAGTAAAATAACCATAAACACATTCATCTTTATTAATAAATTTATTACTAATTAATCCTGTTTCAGTATCTATTTCACTGAATTCATAGTATTCTAGTGGTTTTACATTGTATTCTTCAAGCAAACTGCTACCAATATTAAATTGAAGCCAAAACTTTGCATCTGCAGAATACCAACCTCTTACTTTATAATCAGTAATTGACCATTTTTTTGAACCAACTATTAGCTCTGAATCTTGATACTCACCAGTTTCACAAAATTTGTAATAATCTTGAATGATTTTCTCACACGCTTTGTCATATTTTAAATTAAATATATCTTGTACTAATTGACAAGCATTACCATATCTTCCTGATGAATGGCATTTAAAAACAATTTTTTTACTATTTTTGTCTACATAAATAAACATTGAAGGAGTATTGTCATTGGTATTAAATACACTTTTGATTCTAATTGATTCACCATTAATGTCTTGTGTTAGTCCTAAGTAATACTTAAATATCCAGGAATCTGGAATGTCATCTAATGATCTAATGTACTTTCTACTTGAAAACATAAATGCAAATTTACAAAAAGAAAAAAGGGTAGGTACAATTTATACCCACCCTTATTCTTTATATTATTATTTAGTTATTTACCAAAAGGCAAGTCAATGTCACTCATTGGAACACTTCCTGGTTTTGGAAAATCATCAGCAATTGTATTTGATGATGAAGCTGCTGCTTGAGTAGGTTCAAAAGATGTTAATGGTTCTTTATCTTCTACTTTTTCTTTAGCTTTTGTAATATGAACTGTTTCATCAAACTCTATAAAATTATGAGGTTTTCTATCATCATCTTCTAATGCAGAGAATGGAAACAGATTCTTACGAGGTTGTGGTTTTGGAAAAGACAATCTGTAATTTGGTATTGTATATCCTTCATTGAAATACTCAGAACCTGCAATTGTAAAGTGACCCCATAATTCAGGATCTATTAAATACTTACGTACCTCTGATACATATTCTTCAATAGTATCACCTTCAACACCTTTCTCATTCATTTTGTGAAGAATACCCATCTGTTTTGCAAGGTTATTAACCCAGTTATAGATTTGGTTATCTCTTTGAATAACTTTACCTTCATAAGTATATGTACTATATGGCCAGTCACCTGACTTTACATTACCAACTTGACCTCTATATTTTCCAAGACTTGGATTATTTTTATCAATGTCTAGTCCATCAAATTCATCACCTTTGTCAATACCTTCTAATCTAAGTGTTACAAAATATGCTTCTTTGTTATAACCTGGAGTTTCTAGAACCATGTCAATAATTCTACAATAATGTGTTCCTGGTCCTATGATTTTAGACATACCATTTCCACCTGTTTTTTCTTTAAAATCGCTAGATTTAAACATAATTTTCTTTTTTTAAGTGTTTTTAATCAATATAAATTTTATCCCAGTGTGTAATAATCTTTCCATCTTCGTCTGGTTCAGAGATGGTGATTTCTTGATTTCTCAAGTGCTCAGGGCGTGCACCACAAGCGATTTCGTCAGTTGTCAAAAAACTCATGATATTCTTTTTACCTTTTCTATAGATATAAGCAATAGCATCTGAGTTTGACGTTGTAATACGTTTTAATTTACCTGTCAAATCAAGATCAAGTGAGTTAAATTCTGCACCATTTTTCTCTAACAATGTATCTTTGATGTGACCAACAAAAATAACATGTGGAGCTAGAGTTTTTACATAGTTAAGAACTTTCTCAAAAGCTTGACGCAACCATGGATAACCAGCACCATTTGGCATATTTAAAATACTACCATATTGTGCTTTTCCTTCAGTGAACCATTTCTTACCCATTAAACTTTTAGAGTACAACTCTTCAGCATAAGGAACACAAATTGATTCTAATGCAGTAATAGTATCAAGAGCAATGTATTTATAAGGCTTTCCTGCCTCAATAATCATGTTCCCAATAGTTACAATGTCAGATACAGTTTTAGCTTTTAACTTTAACGCATCAACATAATCACTACCTTCCTCCAAGTCAATGATAAGACAATTATCTAACTGTGAAAGTAATGTAGTTTTTCCAATCTTTGGTTTGCTAAAAATGACCATATTCTTTGGACTTTTTACTTCAGCCATAACCTTTTTTGTTGGTAATACAAAGCCACCTGGTGCTTCTACTTTTTCTTTTGTTGCCATTCTATTCCTGTTTTAATTAAATCGTTTAACCACTCTTTATTTGACAAAGGTACGTTCTGTTTAACACAGTAATAATCACGCATTGTCATTGCACTAAAATGGCTATCCTCTTTTTCAGAATACATGCCAGGAAATAAATCTTCTTCAGATTCTTCCTCAATTGTAATTACGTCTGCATATGCAGATGTTATTGTTGTGGAATTAACAAGTTCTAAATCAGATAATCTAACAGCATATGTGTTTCGTCCTTCTATAGAAGTTTCTACTTCAACATATTTTTTTGTGTTTAATTTCCAATTTGGATTGTTTACTAATCTGTACAACTTTCTATTTTTGCGATCATAATGTTCTTGATCCCAATCAAACATCTCAATATAATAATCTTGATTGCATGATAATTCACTTGCCCAAAAACGAACACATTCTACTCTTTCATCTCCAAATTCTTTACCCATGTAACAGAGTTTTGAACCAAACTTAGGACTGGAGATGCCCATCTGGTTGAATAGATTCTGCCAAAAAGGTAAATACTCAGTGGTAATCTGCGTAATGTGCTTCTTTTTTTCAGGCTCTGTTGAGGCTTTAAAATTACTACTCATTTGTTAAAATTTAAATTATTAATTACTTTTTCGCTGTATATGGTTCCTTGTCAGGTTCATATGCTTCAACAACTTCCATCTTTGCATAATCTGCTTTATACCATTGAATACTTGTCTCTCCAAATCTATTTTTGAGAACATGCATCGCAAGTAAATACTTGTCACTAGGACCAATGATGTACTTTTGAGGGCCATACCTACTTATGTTATACTTGGCTGGCCTGTTATATGCAATCATTACGTCTGCGCATTGTAAGAGATAATCGCTTCCAAAAACATCTGCCTCAGTTGGATAGTTTTCCAACTTACCTGGCCTTTGTCTTTCAGCATTGTCAATCTCTCTATTTAACTGAGTAAGAATAATAAACGTAACAGGTAGTTTATTCTTCATCTCAGTCAACATTGTAGCAAGATTTTGCAATGTAACTTGTTTGCTGGTTTCTGATGCTGACTGGCGTACCAGTAATGTGTGGTCCAGCGTTACCACAAAAGGTTTTTTGTATTCGTTATAGAATAATCTAATTGCATTTGCCATATCTGGAACAGACATAGACCTATCAATAACATATTCTTTACGTCCATTTTGTTTGCCTACATACGTACTCAATTTTTCATAATCTCCTTTGGTCAATGGTGGCATTCCATCGTCTTGTGCAGATTGTAAGTAACGTATGTCTATATTGTTTGATGCAGATAATTCTCTGACACCCATGTTTCTACCAAGCATTTCAAATTGAAAATGTAAAACCATAAAATCTTGGTCTTTATTATTTTCTTGCAATGCTCTTGCTATTGTAGCAGCAATAAGTGTTTTACCAACACCTGGACGTGCAGCAAGAACATATAAGGATTGCCATTCAATACCATTGAGACCAATTTTATTGAATCCTTCCCATGAAGTTTTTAGAGAAACAATCTCTTTTCTTGCACGTTTTGCTACATATTCTAGACTTTCTTCAAGTATATCACTGTATTTTCGCCATGGCTTTTGATGCGAAGCTGACGCATGAGATGCTGAATTAACAGTCTCTGGTTTATTGTACATAATGTAATTTTTTGATAAACAAATATACTAATAATATTTTATACTACCATAATATTTTGGTAGAATTTAATTTTTCAAGTTCAGAGTTTACTTTATTAAACACATCATCACAATTCCATTCTTTCTCACGTGCATATGCTGCTGACGCAGGATGACTTGCTTTTAAGATTATTTGTGAATCATCTAATAGTTCTTCTATTTCTTGTGCTTTTTTGCCAAGTAACACCCATATAATCGGTTTTTTATCTGTTATAGACTTGGTATTTAACATATCTATAAGAT